ATTGCGTTGTGAAATATTTTTATAGAGTCTGATCGCATTTGATCTTGAAACCAATTAAGAACCATCTTACGATCCATGTTACCACCGCCTTCGTGTGCTATTGGATAGTACGCACACCAATCGTGTGTGGCTAACGATATACCTACAACGTCACCAACCTTCACAACAGAGCCAGACCCCATTCTTTCGTTTAAGTTTGGATCTTTTGTTTCTAAGTCTATGGCTATCTCATCATACTTTCCAAGATCTGGAAAGTCTGTTGGTGGTGTCCACTCTGTTTGTGGTTTAAATATCATTTTCATGTTTACATTCTCCTGCTATTGCCATGTAGGCAGCTGCATCTACATACGTGTCTGATGTTGGTTGACCAAATTTTGTTCTTGCCACTTTTAATAAAGCCATCATGACAGCAGCATCGTGTGCTGTAATTTCTTTATCTAAATATGCCGTCCATAGTTTTGCAATGTTGCAATGATTTTGTATTTTATCCCCATAAGTTTTTGCTCTAGGTCCAGCAATTAATTCTTTTGCTAATTGTAATGCTTCCTCTGTTTTCATATTTTATATCCTTTGTATATGTCTTTTGGTCTGATGACGTGTAAATGATTTTTAGTTCTAGTTGCACCAACATAGAATAATCTATTTTCATCATCAGGATTTTGTTCGTAGTTTCTTTGTGTATTACGTGATAGATCTGTCAGGAGAACTACGTTATCCTGCTCACCACCTTTTACGCCATGTATTGTAGATAAAGTTATTCTAGGTTTTGAATTTAACTTCTCACCATTTTCCCTCATCCTTCTTATATATCTTATTTTTTTCTGTGGCGCATCATCAAAAGCTTCGTACCAAACTTTGTCTGTTTTAAGCCAACCTCTTTCTCTAAGACCGGACATTTTATGTAACATGTCTTTGTCAATATATTTTAAAGATTGTTTTTCAAAATGGTTGTTAGACATGTAGGAGGCTATCCTAGTCAGTTGGTCCATATTTACATCCACACCTTTACGAAGATTTTCCCAGTCTGTAATCGCTTTGTACAAATCTTGTTCGTTGTTTGTTTTAAATTTGTTCTCATAATACAATCCTTGTGAGTATAGTTGATCTTCTAAATCGTTTAACATAAATCTAGTTCTTGCTAACACTAGCCAATTTCCTTGTTTCATGTTAACTTGTTCAAAGTCATCGTAATATGAAAGTAATCCTCTTTGTGTTTTTGGTCGCCACTCTTTTGGTAGTCGCTTTTGTATCTTATTTACTATGCTTGATGCCACATCATGAACTACCTGCGGTATTCGGTATGACTGTGTCAACTGCATTATCTTTCCTGTCTGTGATATAAAACTATCTACATCTGCACCAGCCCACCTAAATATAGCTTGATCATCATCACCAGCTATGTATGTGTCTTGTGTTTTATTCCAAATAGATTTTGCCATAGTCCATTGTGAATTTGATAAATCTTGTGCTTCATCTATAAAAACTACTTCAAATCGTGGTGATCTATCTGCTTTAACAAATTCTGTAATCATGTCTGTAAAATCAATTAAGTTATAGTCCTTCTTGTATTGATCTAAATCATGTACAAACTGTTTAAGTTGATGCACAGTTATATCTTGTGTGTGTTCTTTTAAATTATATTGTTGTTCTGGTGTGATACCTCGTAGTTTAGCTATTTGCACTATACGTAGTAAATCACTTTTAGTTGTGAATAATCCTGAGTGTTCGTTATCATACTCGTGATAATCTACTATTAGTCCCATCTTTTTACCTAAATCTTCATAGTGTCTACGCTGCATAACTTCATCTTTCTTTATACCTAGTCTTCTAAAAGCTAGTGAGTGTAGTGTTCTAAAATATGGTAGGTCATCTTCTGATAGATTAAACTTCGACATGGCTCTGTCTCTTGCTTCGTAGGCTGCTTTTTGTGTAAAAGAAAAATAACCGATCTTATCAGGATCAGTTTGTTTTAAATATTTATCTACCTCGTTTAGTAACGTTGTGGTCTTACCTGTGCCAGGTGGACCCAATACAATAGTTTTCAAAACGCATCCTCCTTTTTAAACTTTCTTTCTTTTATTTTAATTTGTTCTTTTTCAAATTGCTTTAATTTTATAACAGATAATTTCTTTTTTCCTATGTTCATTCTAACGTGCTCACAATCACAATGTTCTAACAACCACAGTATCGTGATGTCATACTTCTCTGTCCATTTATGTCTATGTAAAAATTTATGATAGAAGTGTGTAAATATAAAATGATGATGGTTATCTTTATTCCAAACATTACCAGACTCCATGTCCTCTTTTGTTGCACCTTCTGCTGTTCTGCTCGTACAATAGTTTTCAAGATGTTGTGCTAGTTGTTCTAATTTAGTTGCACCAGTTGGTGCCTCTATGATTTCTGGATTAGCCATCAATAATGAAACCATGTCTTTATATTCTTTTGGTTTTATTGTTGGGGGAAACTTGTGTATTTGATTCATACACGCTCTTACAAATAATCTTTGTTCTTGTAGTTCTTCTGCTTTTAATTCTACTCTCTCACCATCTACGTTTAATCTAAATATTTTTGGATCTAATTCTACTATCTGTAAATCAGATAGTTGTGGAAACATACTCTGTGTGCCAATACCGTACTTTCTAGTTTTACATAGCTGTTTATCGCAATGATTACACATTGGATCTTCGTTACATTTAAAACCATAATCTTTATTATCTTTCCTAAATTTTGTAATCTCATCATGCCTAAATGGATTTACAAAATGTTTAAAATTAAATTCATCTAACTTATCAGCCCAACTATCCGGCCATTTCTTTTTTGCATAAACTCTGTATTGAAACATTACTCTGTCTCTACCATCGTCTAATTTTTGTTTTGTTAGTGATTCAAGACAAGGTGGTCCGTCATCGTACTCTGATGGTGGTCTTTTGATTTGTAGATCTTGTAATTCTTTTGGTGTGAGAGCACTAACTTTTACAGCGTTTAAAAAAACATCTATTGTAACTGCTTTGCCCATGGTATCAAAACAATATCTTGTTGTATTTTTACAATTAAAGTATGGTAAATTTAGAAAATTTCCTGTATCATCTTGCGATTTTAATTCAATTTGTTTTGGAAATACCTCGGCGTTACCAAATCCTAACACAGCACTCAAAGAAATTAATTTATCTCGCATTAATTTTGCAGGCACAAAATCAGTCGTAAATAAAAATATATGCGCTCCACCACTTTTAGATCTACAAACAGACAGTGGCACACCCATTGGTAATTTATTTAAAAGTTTTTTATGATCAAGATTGTATTTATCTACATCAATACAGCCCCATCTACATTCATTGTCTTCGTTGATTGGTATAATACCAAGACTAGGTTCTATACCGTTAAGATGATCTTCCCAGTGTTTATTAGTAACTGGTTCTCGTTTTACAAATGATTTACCTTTTATCTTGAGTCCATCGGCACCTTTTTTGTCCACATAGGTGCAACCATGTGCTCGCATTAAACCTGAAAATATCTTTCTAAAATCTTCCATAATATTTGTTGGGGCCGGATCCAGTCTCCCATCACCGGCCCTCTGTCTTCCCTAGGAAGTTTTTAGTACGGTGAATCGGATTTGGATTCTTGTTCCCCGTGTTTAGCTTGCACAGCACCTTTGGCTACATTCACACCAAAGTCTTTTGCTATGTTATAAACACCGGCATCAGAAACAGGACCAACCCTTGCAACATCCCAACCAAACCAAGTGCCCTTGTCGTTAGACTGTTGCACTGTTTTTAGTTTATAAATGTGGCTGTATGTTGGCGGAGTAAACATTCCGTTTTTACCCTGCATCTTAAGACCCATCATCATCGAGTTCCATTTTCTACTCACTTTTAATTGAGTAGCTTTCATAGAAATCAAAGCTGTTGTTGGGCTTTTGCCTAGAACAACTACAAAGTGACTTGCAGTATTTTCAAGATAATTACCATTCGCTAATCTATCTTTATTAAACTTGTCTCTTGTAGTTTTTGGTAAGTCGTCCCCAGCTTCATATATTTTTACTGGAGCTCCTTGACTCTCACCTCTATCTTGCCATTCGATGTATTGTCTTTTGTAATGCACCGGTATGACATCTATCCCCTTTTCCCCATTATAAACTTCGTTTGTTACGGTGTTTATAATCATGCCAGGTTCTGCCCCCTCGACATATTTTGCATCCCTCTTGTTGCATTCAGGAGATAGTTGGCCAAGTACTTTTAAGAACGGCAACGCAAGATCTTCTTGCGTCATGTTCAAACCCTGACCTGCATCAGCTTCAAAATTAACTGTAGCCAATGCTCCGTTTTGTTTTTTTGTTACATTGCTCATGTTTATTGTTTCCTTTTTATTGTTGTTTTATTTCCAATGAATACATTGAAAAGTTCCGTCGGCATTTCTTTACCTGCCTCGATACGCTCACGGACTAGCGCTTTAAGAGTCATAGGCTCGACCTTCAGTTTTTGCTGAGGTTCGAGGCCTTGACCCTTTGCAAGTTCGGCATAATCAGCCGCCTTGTTATCCTCGTTACGACCGAACGATACGGATATCTCATTTTTGATTATATCGCCCAGGCCA